CTAGCAGAAGTACCATTTACAGAAGATCCTGCTGATGCCCACCCAGAAGATTTATAAACTTTTAATTCATTTTGAGTTGTGTCAAAATAAAGATCACCTACATTTAATGAAGATGTTGGTGCCGAACTTGCAATTCTATAAAGATCAGCAAAATTTTGTACTGCTGTTAAATTATTTGCTACAGTTGTTACAGCTGTTGCAGATCCTGCAAGTGTACTTAATCCAGACATAGCTGCTAAAGTTGTAATATCAGAAGATATACCTGCTAGAGTAGAAATATTATTTGATGGACTTATTTGACTAGCAACACTATTAATATTAGTTGCATTAGCTACTGCTGCATCAATATTAGTTTGTTGTGATGATGTAGGAACTAATTGTTTCCATTGTGTATTACCTAAGTCATACACTTTCATAACATTATCTGTAGTATTAAAATATAAAGCTCCATCTGAAAGTGCATTACCATCATTATCTACAGAAGGATCGCTAGTTTTAGATCCTAAAAAATCATCATCAAATGTATCTAGTGCTGCTTCTGCTGCTGCTTGTGCATTAGATGCTGCTGTTGCCGAATTAGCTGAAGCTGTTGCTGAATTAGCTGCATTTGTTGCCGAAGTAGCTGCATTAGTTTCTGCACTTAATAATCCAGATGCATCTACAGAAAACTCTAAACCTGTACCTCCAGCATTTGCAGATAATATTTTACCTGCAACCATATCTGGAAACGTAAGGTTAAATGAAGAAGAAGAAGTAGTATTTACTCTTGGAGATAATTTTAAATCTCTTTCAAGTTGTTGAGCCATAGCTATAATTTTATCTAGCTCAGTATTTAAAGAATCAATTTGAAAAGCTCCAGAAGTAGGAAAGTCTGTAGTTCTTTCTATAGCTACTTCTCTAACTATTGTAATAACATCATTAACTGTAGCTCCAGGACTACCTAGTGTAATAGATCCACCACCAGATACACCAGCTCCTGTAACAGAATATTGTGTTGCATTACTTGGTGATGCATTGAAAGTTAATTGTGAAGTACCATTAAATACTTGTAAATCAGCATTTGCAAAAAATGCAAAAGGAACAGTAAAGCTAGTCTGCCCTCCTGTTGCTGTATATTGTATACGTGGTTCTGTATCAGAAATTGTAATTGCCATTATCGAAGTCCTTTTTCTATGTCGTCAAACAACCAATCCAGATACCATACGTTCTGAAATGGAATTAATCTACGCACATTACGTGCTGTATAATGATTATATTTGTTAGCTCCAACATCATACATAATATCAAATATGTTATATATTTGTGATGCTGATGGACCAAGTAATCCTACTTTAGATTTCATAGATGATCCATATGGTAAACCTTCTCCTAATAATGGTCTAAGACCAATTCTATTATCTGTTAATGCTTCTATAGATCTATTTACATCTACATAAATACCACCAAGTCCAGATCTATCAAAAGCAGCTAATAATTTTTCAGTTAATGATTTTTTAGAATAATCTTTACCAAATCTTAATTCTGTATAAACAGCATCTACTAACATACCTGTACCCATTAGTAATATAGATCCAAATAAAAAATCCATATCTCGTTCTTGCATACCTCTTAACAACATACGTTGTGTTGCAGCCATAGCAAATTTTTTAAATTGTACTATTGTACTTGCAAGTTCATAGTTCATAAATAATGGAGTATCTCCTTTACCTGGAGTTACGATTGTAATATTTATATCTTTATTAAGTGCTGCACCAAATGCTTGTTTGGCTGCATCATCAGTCCATTCAGCACTATTAGCCATAAAATTAAATTGTAATTTAGTACCATGTTCTTCTGCTTGTTTAGCTATTTTTTTAGCCATCTGTTCATCAATACCAGATGCTGCTAGTTTAGTTTTATTTTTATCTGATAATGTACCTTTACCCCATTTTACAGAGTCTTCTAATATTCTAGAACCTATAGTTACAGATGCAGCACTTTTCATAAACTCAGTCCATCTGGACATTAAGTTAACATACATAAAGTTAAAGTTTGCTGCTTTACCCATCATACCTTCAATCTTAGAAGTCATACCAAACATATCTCCTATGTCAGAAAATAACATAGCTCTTTGACCTGTAATCATATCTACAGCTTCAGCAAAAGATTGTGCCTCTTTTTTACCAGATTTAAGTATACCTAATTGTTTATTACCTAACATATCTGCCCACATTTCAAATTGAGTTTTAAATCCTCTTTGAATACCAGATGTCATAGTAATTCTTGCAACGTCTGCTGTTGCTGCAAAAAATCCAGTAAGCATAGTAAGAGCATTATAATGTTTCATTGCTCTCATACCTCTAGAAGTCCAATGGTGAGGATCTGCTGGTAAACCATAAGTTCCTCTTACAAGCTCTACAGCTGCTTCCATATCTTCTAATACTTTATTTCTTTCAGCTATAATTTTAGCTTTTTGTTGTTTACCAGATGCTTTAAATGCTTTTACGTTATATTCTTGTGCTATTTGATATAGTCCAGGAAAAGTCATAGACTGAGCTTCATCTATATATTTGTAACCTAAACCATTTGGATCACCATATTTTTTAGTAAATAATATATCTGGAGTAACTTGTCTGTAATATGTTTTCATTAAAGAAAATATATCTCCAACAATAAAATCATTGTCTAATAATTTAATTTGTGTTTCTGGTAATAAATTTAGTTCTCTAGCTCTACTAGCTCTAGCATATCTAGGTCTATTAAATAAATATCTTTCGTATAATAGATCTTCTATATTGTCTGTGTATTTAGTTTTTTCAAATCTAATAAATGGAAAGTGTGTAGATAAATCATCAACTAATTGATTTAGTTTTTTTTCATTAATATACTTACCACGTTTAACTAAATCTTCTCTTATAATTTGTTTAAATAAACCTTTGTTTTTATCTATATTTGTTTTGTTATAAATAATATTAATATAGTCTTCTACTAGCTTATCAGCATTAATTAATCTTTGTTCTAGTTTTGCTATTTTATTTTTTATTTCTGTAATAGAATATTCTACAGTTTGTCCATCTACTTTAGATTTTCTAACAAAACTTTTTTCACCTTTTTTAGTAAGAGTTTCTAATATAGATTTCCACATATTTAGTTCTCTTTCTATAGGTAATTTTCTAATACCAAGTTCTTGCATTTCATTACCAATAGGTTTGTAAACTTTTTCATCAGATATTCTTGCAGCTGCTGCTACTTCTGGTACATCATGCTGCATCTTCATTAATCTTGTTTTAGTTACTTCTCTAGAAAACTCAGCAAGACTCATAAACTCTCCACTTAAATTATGTAAGTTGATACCGAGTTCTGTTTTTAAAGTTTTACCTTGTACATAGAGTTGATATTGTTCTTTAATACCTTTCATAGCTTCTATGTTACCTACTTCTCTCATACGTAGTTGTGTTTCAATAGATGCATTAGTTGCTTGAAAACCATATTCTTTTGTATTTTTTAATTTAAGAAGTGGTGTATCTAATATATCTGCAATCATAGTTCTTGCAGTTTTAGAATTAGCTTTAGTTAATCTAAATACATTTGTCCAAGGACCATCTTCTCCAAACTTACCAAGATTACTTTTAATAAATCTTTCACCTACAAATTCTTCTTTAGGTGTAAGTTTTATAGAGCTTGATGTTTCATTAGCAGCAGCTCCTACTGAATTAACAGATGGTCTTTTGTTAGGATCTATAAATTTACCATCTTCATATATTTGTTGTGTTATTTGTTTAGGTGGTACATTTAAACTTTTATCTGCACTAATTACATTTTGTTGTACATTTGCAGGTACAGATCCTTTAGCCATTTTATTTAATATAAATGGTAAACCATAACCACCTGCTGCAACAAATGGTACATATGAATCTGGTCTAGTAGGTTGTAATTGTTGTTTAGCTATTTCTTCTGCTGTAAATGCAGTACCAAATATTTTTGCACTTTGACCAGCTTTTGTAAATAATAAAGCTGTAGAAGGATCTAAGAAAGCTCCAGTAATTCTACCTAAATGATACCAAGGACTAGCATAATTATGTTCAGCTTGTTTTGTAATTTTATCTATAATAGCTGTAGACTCAGCTGCACTTTTACTAAACATAAATAGATCATAATAATCTTCATATGGTCTAAGTTGTGGATCTTGTTTTGGATTATAGTTTTCATCTGCTGGAAAGTCTTGATGATTCATTAGATAATCTATAGCAATAGCTGGTAGATTTTCGTCCATAAAACCTGTACCAAAATCACTAAATTTAAATTCAACAGGTTTAATAGATTCTTTTATTCGTTCTTCAGCATCTGAAGGTGTAAAAGGATAAGCTGTCATCTAATCTTTCCAAGTTTACCACCATAAGAATTTATACCTAAATCATAACCTTCCATAATCATAGCATCTAAAAATTGTTGATTGCCTGGTGGGTAATAAGTATTAAATGCTTCTGATCCCATTTCATGTTCAACCATAAATTTAATAAGATCAAACATTTGATTATTGTCAAAAAAGTTTACAACATCATCTCTAGTCATACTTGTTTTTTCTTCTAAAGCAGAAAGATAAATAGAAGTATCTTTAGCATATACTGATAATATTTCTTCTATTGTTGGTTGATTACCATATCTTTTAGTTGTGTTATTATTAATTAAAGTTGAGTTATTAATCATAACTCTAACACCAGCTCTAATAGAGTCTACAGGACTAGCAAAGATTGCTGCTTGATTACCTGTATCTATATCTGTCATTTGACCATTCCAAGCACTATCAGTTTTCATAACTGCCATATAATTATTAGTTCTCATAGTTAATGGAATAGATTTATTATCGTAATTATTGTATGCCCATTGTCTAAATTTTAAACCTGTATTAGTTCTTGTATATTCTGTTTCATGTGGAGGAAATGCAGCTTCTAGTTTTTTATCTGTTTCAGTTAATTTACTATTAGCTTGTATTTGTGCATCATAAGATAAATGTTTATTAATCTCATTATTTATTTTAGCACCTTCATCATAATATGGTTTTAAATCTGCATCTATTCCTAATGCTTTGAATATAAA